TTCAGGAAGAACAAATCCGTCCTCTTTTTGGCTCCGCGATTGATGAAGCCCGAAGCTGCGATGGCGCTGGACACCTTGGCGGCGAGCGTTTGCTGGGTGACGTAAAGCACCTCACAGCCCATTGGCTTGGTCACCTGCTCATAGGCATTGAAGTGAACTGAAATATCCAGTTCGCGTTTCTGTTGATTGTGCCAGTTCACGATGGTGTTGAGGTTCTGGTTCTGACTCTTTGACGTGTTGTCATGGAACGTGTTGACTGCAACACCGCGCGAGATCAATTCGCCTGCCAGTTTCTCGGTTACCTTCCGGGCCTCATCGACCTCGTCGATAATACCGGATGCGCCACGCACATACTTGCCGTGGCCGCTGCTGATAGCGATGCTGCTGTATGTCATTTGCTATCTCTACTGTCCCATTTATCCCGATCCTTGAAATATTGATCACGAACTATTTTTATTGTCTCTTGGTTCTGTATGATTTGTTGTTGCAGCACCGTGATCTTCTCTTCCATCCGCGACATTCGCGCTACGCTGTACTCAGCGCCGCGCGTCTCCATCGTCATGACACGTTGCTCCAGCTTAACCATGTACGCGAGGACGCTCGCCGCACCCGCGCCGATAGCAACCATCTGCGCTATCAGAAAGTAAACCAAAGCCTGATTTTCTTTCATCCATGATTTCACGTTCTCAACCATCAGAGTCGGATCATCACATTCCATGCAGTCCACGGCTGCATGACGTTGAACGGCGTAGTGCTGCCAGTAGAAACAGTCTGTCCGGATATCGTCGTGCTGACGGAGACGGTAGTAACGGAGCAGCTGCCACTTATGGAGGTGACGCTGACACTGCCACTACAAGTGTGCGAGTGGTTAAGGGTGCGATCCGCAGCATCCGTGAATGCCGGAAGAATGTGCGTATGATCAACGCCACCGCCGCCCAGCGTCAGGGTGCCCGCCGGACCGAACGCACCGCCGCCGCCATGACCACCCGGACCAGAACCCGCAACGACTGGATTGTTCGCGGTGCCACCCGACCACGTCTGTGTGTGGCTATGATCAAGACTGCGATCCGAACCGCCCGTCCGGGTAGATTGACCATTGATACCGTGAAGATGGTCCGGCGCGGCGTTGATCGACGTAGAGCCCGAAAAAGAGCCGCTGCCGGTGGCAGTGATAGAACCGCTGCCCGTTCCTGAACCCGCGAACGCCCCCTGTTGCGTGTGGGTATGCGCAACAAGTTCAGCCAGCGTCATCGTGTGGGTTTCTTCGCCGCCGACAGTACCGAGCGCGCGAGCCGTAAGGCTGGCACCGGTCCCGGCGATAATAAGCGCGCGGCCCAGTTGCTTGGGAAGCACTATGCGGCAGTTCGCATTGTATGCTGCCGTTGCCGTACCCTGCGCCACGCGCGTCGTTCCCGCGCCCGCGCTTGTCTGCAGCGGGGCTACGGCATCGGAGAAAGTGTTATAGAAGAACGCAAACAGGTTTACCGTGTCGGCATGGGCGCGCGTCGTTCCGCCCGAAAGCGCGGAACCAATCGAGCCATCATTCGCCAGCACCCAGCCCGAGTCTGCAATAATCTTGAACGTCAGCTTGGCATCACCCGTAGTGGGGAGCCCCAACAACACGGCGAGCGCGAGATAATCCGCTGTGTTGAGTAGCCCCATCATGTATGACGTAACGGGAAGTTCTTCCGCATCGCCGGGACCGGCAGTCAGGCGTCCAATGATCTTGTTGGTCGCCATTTCGATCTTGTGACTAGCGTTCCAGTTCGACGGGCGCACCAGTGTCGCGTCAGAACCATCGCCCTTAGCCGACACAAATGGATGCTTGACTGTGAGGGCCATTTACGGAGCCTTTATCGTGTATTGGACAGTATCTTCTTTAACCTGTCCGCCGCTTGTTGTCATAGTCGCGATGGCTTTGTACGACTTCCCGTCGAGCCCAGCCGAAGCGTAGAACACAACGCTCTTATTACCTGTTTCGATAGCGATACCATCGATAGCAACAGGGTCTGCATCGACAGGAATTACTTCGAAGGTAACTGCGGAGAGTTGCTCTCCGGTATCGAGCCAGTCGGTATAGTCGATTGAATAGCGTTTCCGCTCGTCAGGCGACTTGAAATACTTCCCTAAGTTCATCGCTATCCCCTTTCTCTTGGCCCAGCGAACATATCATTTTCCTCGTCCAGCACCTCCATAGACTTGCCTTCCAGAGGCACAAGGGCCGGGCTATCTACAACGCGATCCCCGCGTCGCACCTCCATGGACTTGTCCTCCATGGCCACGATCATCATGCGGCGTTCAGCCGACACCCCCATGCGCCGGTTTTCGTAGGTGACGAACAGGACTTCAGTGTCGGTATAGACCAACCCGACATACGCTGGCGGGAAGGTGTCAGGGTCAACAAACAGCCCGGCATAGAGGAACTGATCGAATTCGATCCTGTGCTGGTAGAAGATGTTCGTGTTGACGAACAGTTCGGGACGGATGTTCTGGTAGGACGTTAGGACATGCGTATAGAACGTGTCCGGGTTGGTATAGAGCGCAGGCTGGATGGTGTAGTTGCTGGTGACCGTCTGCGTGTAGAAATTATCCGGATCGGCGTAGAACGCAGACGTGATCGTGTAGCTGCTCGTAAGAGCGTGTCCGTAGAACGTATTCTGGTTGGCAAAGAACTCCGGGGTCAGCGTAGTGCTAGCTGTTACGACCGTCAGGGTGACGGGTTGCCCCGCCAGTACAAACGCCCCCGCCCCCGCGCTTACCGCGAGCTTGCGCGAAACCTGCAGCACGACCGGCTGGCCCGCCAAAGTAACCGCGCCTTTCGCAGCGGCCATCTTGTGCGCGTAACGCAGTATTGCAGGCTGACCGGCGAGCGCGAAGTTAACTAGGTTCGCCGCCATTATCTGGTTGTCGGCGTAGCGCAGCGTAACGGCGTAGCCGGTTACTGTGAACGCACCCGTACCCGCCAGAAGTTTGCGCGCGTAGCGTAACGTAACAGGCTGGCCCGATACGGTAACGACAGCGCCAGCGATACTTTGATTGATAGTATGGGGAAGATCGGTGAAGTAATCGCCCCATGACGAACCATCGTAGTAAGTACCTGACCCGCCCAGATAGGCTGACCCCGAAGAGGTCACCTGCGTCATGTACTTATTGGAGTCATCCGCCACGCCAGTACGTACAAACGACCACGCATACTCAGTGCCAATCACAGTAGTGACTGATGGTGAAAACGTGAATTCGACCGTTGGTGTCGCGGCGTTAACGAGAGTGCTTCCAAGCACGGTGTTGGAAGTACCAAGCAACGTAGTCGGGCGATGTAATGCGTCAGTCGTATAAAGTTTTATGTTTACGCTATCGACCGGATTACTGATCCTGCCCAGCGGTGCGGCAACCTTGTCGACGCGCGTTCCAACCGACAGGAAAGTCTGACCAAGACTGACTATAGGGGCAGCGCCCCAATCCGCTTCTGTATACGTACCACTGATAACAATATCGACGGGGCTGCTCCCGCCCGCTTGCGCCAGCAGCTTGCGCGCAACGCGCAGCGTAACCGGTTGACCAGTCTTCACAAACGCGCCCGGCGAGGCGAGCATGTTAGTGTTTTGATCGGCAGAGTAGCGCAGGTTGATGGCTTGCCCGCTGATCGTGAACGCGCCAGCTGCGGCAGGCATGACACGGGTGCGGCGGAACGTAACCGGCTGGCCCGCTAGCGTGACTGTACCCGCGCCCGCATGACTGATCGTGCATGGAATATCAGAAGAGATATTGTTCCACGACGAACCGTCATGATAAATCGCAATACCACCCGAATAGCTGGACGCATCGGTGATTTGCGACAGATATTCGTTGCTGTCATTAAGCGCGCCGGTACGCTCGAACACCCACACATACTCGGTGCCGTTTGCAACCGTGATCTGCGGTGTAAACGTGAACTCGACCGTTGGTGTAGCGTCTGCGGTGAGGCTACTTCCCGCCACCACATTGGAAGTGCCGAGCAGTGTGGTTGGATGGTGCGATGCATCCGCCGCGTATACTTTTATGCATACACCATCAACTGGATTGCCGAGCCTGCCTAATGGCGCAGCAATCTTGTCGATGCGCGTCCCAACCGACAGGAAGGTTTGCCCAATGCGCTCTATCCCGAAGGAGGCATTGCCCCAGTCAGTTTCTGACGATGCGCCGCTGATAGTAATAATGGCAGGACTGCCAGCCTCGGCCCGCAGCACACGTCCAACTCTAAACCCGACCGGCTGACCCGCAAGCGTGACCGCGCCAGTGGCAGCGGGCATGACGTACGTGCGGCGCAACGTGATCGGCTGACCCGCGAGCGTGACCGCGCCCGCTGCTGCAGGCATGACGCGGCTACGAAGCAGGTTGACCGGCTGGCCTGCTAGTGCCACCGCGCCTTTGGCGGCGGGCATGACATGGGTGTAACGGAAGGTTACGGGCTGACCCGCGACTGTGAACACACCCGTTGCGGCGGGCATAACGCGAGTTCGACGCAATGTGACCGGTTGCCCAGCGAGCGTGAACGCGCTCGTGGCCGCCACCATTATCTGGTTGTCGGCGTACCGAAGCGTGACCGACTGGCCCGCGACTGTGACCGCGCCGGTACCCGCTGCAAGCCTGCGCCCTATTCGCAAGGCTACCGGTTGACCCGCAGCGGCAAACGCGCCAGTCCCTGCAGCCAGCTTTCGCGCCGCGCGCAGCCCGACCGGCTGACCGTTGAACGCAATAACCCCCGGCAATGGGTCTAGGACAATACCTAGCGCGGCGGGCCTGAACTGTAGTTCAACCCAAGAGACGGCAACCCGAACATTCCCGGCAGTCGACGCACCGAAGAATATTTTAAGGGCCATGGTCTACGCCGTTGTTGTTGGGATGCTCAGAACGAAATCGGCCCACTCTTTCGGAGATGTTTGATCGATGCAAACGAGAGTGACCACGTCCGCATTCATCTCAGTAGCCGATAGAGTAATCAGAACCAGCACGCTGCCCGCAGGACTGACAGTGGGCAACGTAGTGACGTTCGTGAGGCCCGCGCCGTCCTTGTCGACCTTGAAATCTCCTGCGGCAATCGTCGGATTAACTTTGCACGACCCGCCAGTGATCATGTCCTCAAGCGAGATGCGGATAATGAAGTCTTCATTTTTGACTGGAGGATTGTAAGGTGCGGCCATGTCAAACCCCGATGTTTGAGGAGGCTCGTGCGCCTCTATAGATGAAGTTGATACCGGTGTTGTTTCCGAGGTCCACCGAATTAACCGCGTAAGCACCAGCGCCGCTAACGTTTAGGTTCAGGACGGCGGCATCGCTTAGATCAATCGGGGTAGGCGTGAATGTAATAAGAGATGCTTGGACGACGCCGCTGGTTGGGGCGGTATAACGCATCTTCTGCGTCCCTCGCACCCACCCAGCAATGAAAGTGTTCGCCCCCGACGAAAACGAAATAGTCCCATAGGCCGTAGCCGCATTAACAATACTGTCGAAGTCGTTCGTCCCGGTTATGATGAAGCTCCAGTCCTGAAAGGTGTAATTCAGCGTTACAGTGTTCCAATTTATACTCGTGGTAACATTCGTCGCTCCGGAAGTCTGGAACCTACCAACACTAAGCGAAGACGTTTGCTTGTTAACGGTGACGTTTGTTCCAGAAATCAAAAACGACATAGCTCCAGTACCGTCGAAGTACCAAGTGCCACTACCCATATTCAGCACGCGGACCCCCGTCCCGGTGGATGAGAATTGAGCACCCGTCAGATAGACGTTGAACGCCCCAACAGTGAACGTCCCTGCCGTAAACACAAAATTGCCGGAACATCTAAAGTCCGACGCCATGGTCACGACACCACTATTAAGCTGCACTGCAGCGAGTGTGAGGCCAGCGAGATTGACGGTACTGGGGCCGTTGATTAACCATGTGGAAAGTGTAGAGGAGAGTGTCATGCTCGCCACCAGCGTGATGTTGCCCGACACCGTGAGGATAGGCGCACCCGTGCCCGCCAGTGTCCCGGTGAAGCCGGTGCAGTTCAGGCTCAGACACGTACGAGAACTCGAAACCGTTACGGTGTTAGCGCCCGACGCAGCATCAAGGAAGACATCATCAGTGGCGAGCGGCACAGCCTGACCGCCAGCACCGCCGGACGTGAGCGCCCATTTGGTGCCCACCGTAGCGTCCCACGCCGCTGTGCCTCCGACCCAATATCGAGCAGCCATACTATATCCTCACAACGTCTTGTAACGGTAGCGCAGCATAACCGGCGAAGCGCCACCGGCAGCCGGATTACTTAGCGCCATACGATAGACATTACTGTTACCGTCATCGAACTCGACAAACAGGTTTGCAAAATTGGAGATCGCAGCGACTTGTGGCGCGGTTAGGACTTGCTCTGCGGTCACAAAAAATTCGGTAGGGGTGTGGGTCCATTCAACAATCTCCGTCGCGCCGTCGAACAGCCGCACAGCAAGGCTTACACTGGCACTCGGCGGCGACTGAATGTAGTCGAGATCGTTGAAGGTCACTTCATCGATTGACTGATAAATGCCGGTAGTGCCGCCAACTTCATTGGTCCACCCACCAAGAGACGTATCTGCATTAGGCCACAGGAACTCACGCGGGGGGATGGTCAGCGTAACGTTCTTGCCCGACAGCGTGAACGCACCAGCCGCAGTAGGCATGACGCGCGTGTAGCGGAATGTGACCGGCTGGCCCGCGAACGCGACAGCGCCCGTGCCCGCCGTCATTACTTCGTTGTCGGCGTAAACAAGCGCGACCGACTGACCTGTCAGCGCAAACGCCCCTGCAGTGACCGGCATGACGCGGGTGCGACGGAACGTGACCGGTTGCCCTGCAAGCGCAAACGCCCCTGCAGTGACTGGCATGACACGAGTACGGCGCAGCGTCACTGCGTTACCCGTCGAAGTAACCGCGCCAGTCCCTGCTATAAGTTTGCGCGAAGCGCGAAGCACAACTGCCTGACCAGCCAGCGCAAGCGCCCCCGTGTCGGCAGGCATTGAGCGATGCGTAACCGGCGTACTCTTGGTCAGCGTTACATCTTGACCCGCGACGGCAATCGCACCTTTAGCTGCTACAAGTTTGCGCCCGTACTGAAGCCCCGCTGGTTGACCAGTTTTTGCGATTGCGCCAGTACCAGCAACCAGCTTGCGGCCAACTCGAAGCGCAACTGCCTGACCCGCAGTAGTGATCGCGCCCGTAGCGGCGGGCATAATGCGGAACGGCGTACTCTTGGTTAGCGTTACGTCTTGCCCCGCAACAGCAATCGCGCGCAGCGCAGCGGGCATCACACGAGTACGGCGCAGTGTTACAGCTTGACCAGCAGCAACGAACGCGCCTGTGCCCGCTATAAGTTTGCGCCCGACGCGCACTCCCACCGGCTGACCCGCCAGCGTGATCGCACCCGTGTCAGCGGGCATCGTGTAATGAGTAACTACACCGACTTTAGTCAGTGTTACGTCTTGACCCGCAACGGCAAACACGCCCGTCGCAGCAGCCATCGTGAAGCCCGCTGGCCCCAGCGTCTCGCCCATCCATGACAGGAAGCCAGATGGTTTGGTTTGTGTGTATTCAGCTGCTTCGGTGCGGATGGTGTAAGCGTCACCTGCGAGTGGAAAACTGGCGCGTATGGCGTAGTTGCCTGCCGCAAACGTAGAGAGATCAATGCCGTTGGTGCCCGCAACAGGATCGCCATTGGCGGTGCCTGCCCAGCTTCCCGCGTTCCTGCGAAACCAAATCTTGTCTGTAGAAGCATCCCAAGCGATGCTTAGGATGTCTCCATTTACTGGAGCGCCGATGTTCCCGCCGGTAGGGGTGCTTACACGGTTGATGCTTCCGTCCTGCATAATACGGACGTTGTTGGTGACGGAATTTAGTGCATCAGCTGCGTTCTGTAGCCCTACGGTTCCGCCAGCCTCGACAACTACAATTTCAACGTAGAACTTGTCCGATCCCGTACTTGGGTGGGTCGTGGTGGACCGCACCGCGTCGGAACCAGTAGCTGTACCAAGCGTCGCTGTCTTGTCGCTGTTGGATAGCGTTACGCTTGCGGTCTTGTCGCCGCTGTTCCACGCATCCGCCGTGACAGTGCGAACCGTGTATTCGTTGTACTTCAGTGTCCCCGCATCGTTGACGATGTAGGGGATGACGACATCGCTGCCGCGCTGGTAGATCTTGCCGTCTTTGGACAGCCCCTGCCCGGTTATATTGGCAAGAGTGACGATACCTACATTGTTCGCCGCCGCTCTGTCAGCCGATCTAAGGACGTAAGCGTCAGAATTGGCATTGGCGATGTAGACTTGATAGATATCAGTCCCATCAAACATAGTGTTGGTGCAGATATATGGAGTAGGAAAACCATCCACAGCACTACTTGTCGTGGCAAGCGTCATCGTGGTGTCGGTGCTGACACCGTAGTGGATCAGATTAGCCAGAGACGAAATAAAATATGTGGTGCCACCAGACACATAGGTGCCTGAACCCATCTGCCCCCCTGCTGGCAATGCTGAAGCAGAGTAGGCGGTTAAAGCCCCGAGCGCGTTTGCAGCCGATAGGGTCCGGTAAGATGTGTTTGTCGGGGCATAAAACAGGAAATGAACGCGGTCATTCGGAGCAATGCAGGCATCATAGGCGATGTTATCAATACCTGTATTGGCATCGACCCTGACCGCAGCCGCCCATGTATTGACGCCCGTGCGTCTCGAATAATACAGCCGTGCGCGTGGTGTGCCTGATGTATTGGTCTGCAAGCCGTTGTAGAACGCGACCACCTCGCCGGTCGAACGGACAACGAGCGAGCCGTGAAAGACCGTAGCTCCCATCTGACCCGCAACCGCCGACGCCGCCGCCACCGTCTCGGTCGTCGCGAGGAACGCCTCGGTCATCATGTCGAACGACAGATATTTTGTCGCGACACTGGTCGATGCCGTGCCGTCGTTCACCAGCATATGGATGACGCTGCCAACCTGATACGCGCTGAGATTTAATATCGCGGTGGTGAAGCCGGTCTTGGTGGTGACGCTGGCCCAAACAGTGTCTGGTCCGCCAAGGAAAGGGCCAAAAACCTTTAAGACGCGATCACTGGGAATACTACTCCATGCAAGTGTCGTTGCGTTCCAATATCCGGCGCTCTGAGAAACATCAACATTAGCGGTTACGCCCTCATAATCCTTGAAATAATTGGCAGCATCTACAGCACCGCTTCGGGAGATAACCACAGCATATTGCGTGCTCGGGCTGATAGCGACCGGAGTAGTAAATATGAACGTGCGCTCAACTGCTCCTGTCGTCAGTGCCGATGCAGCTATTGATGATGATGTGCCTAGCGACGATCCGGTCGGTCGGCTCGTCCCAGTATCGAGCAGATAAATGTCAGCCGTAAGATTATCAGTCGGACTACCAGTCTTGCCTATAGTCCAGCCTACCGAAACAATGACTGTGCTGGATACTCCAGTCGTAAACGTCTGATACGTTTTTGAAGTACTATTGCCATTGCCCCAAGTCGTAGAGCTACTCGTACCCTGTACGATTGTATAAATTAACTCAGTGGCCCCAGCCTTATACGCCTGCAGTGTCGTCGCCGTGGTGCCGTCGCGACCGAAGAAATAGTAGGCGTCAGTGGCGAGGGTGACGGCAGTGTTAATCTTCATGGACACTTCGGCTAAAGTGTTCCCGGTCCAAGTCCCTCCAGTACAAGTGTAAGAATAACCTCCAGCGTAAGAACTAACGCCTACATTTCGTGCTACCCTTGGATAATTAACCGCGTCCGTCCCCGTCCGCAGAATGCAAACTGCGAAGGACGCACTGGCTGATATGGTCGGCGGCGATGAGAATAAAAATGTAACCGTGCCAGCGTCGGCGTATGTCGTTCCGGTTATGGTCGAGCAGGCAACCAGATTGCTGGTTGCCAGAAGCGATCCATTGGGATCGGTGGCCCTGATCTCGGCATATACGTTATCAGTTGGTGATCCCGTTTTGGATAATTGGGCCGTAGCACTGAAAACCACCAAACCGCCGACACCAGCGGTAAATGTCTGGGCTATTCCTCTCGTCGGGCTATCAAAGGTGGAATAATCACCGCTCGCTACTGACGCCGTATCAAGCGCGACGACTGGATAATTCCCCGCCGCAACCTTGAACGGCCCAACCGGCGCGACCGCCGTACTAATGCCGGTGATCGTGACCGGGAGGGCCATCAGGTAAACCTTTAGGTGATCGTCAGCGCGCCCAGTGTCGGGTCGAAGTCAACCGTGAAGGTTTCGGTATCCGCCAGCGTGACCGCGCTACCGTAGTTGTACCAGCCAATGATCTTGTTGGCGGTGCCCGCGCTACTGGTGTTGTAGAGGACCACGTACTGGAACGGTCCAATGCCACCCGCACTGGCCGTAAATACAGTGTCCGCTAAGACTAGTTTAGCCACGCCTCCCGTTTGCGTAAATGACGTGAACGCAGGCGTATTGCCGCCAGCAGTGTAGCCGTTGGCGGCGGCGGGCGCAGGGAATGCGCCAGTCGACCACACCGTAGATGCCGCCGTTGGTGCGGTGTTGGTCAGCGCCGTCTTGAGTACGGCGGTAGTGCCATTCGTGAGGTTGTGCGCGGCAATACCCAAATCCAGCGTGAATGCATCGACTTTATTGAACGCGACCATGTCTCTATCTCCTTGGGTTACAGTCCGAAGATGCCAGCGGCGTTCCAGACAACAGTGATATCGCCGCCGTTCGGCAGCACCGGAAGCCCGGTAACGTTAGCGTCGAGATAAGTCACAAGCCGCCATGTCCCGCTCGCACCTGCGTTCTTTCTAAAGAGTACGATGGCTTCAAGATTGTTACCCGCTGGCACCGCCAGATAGATGACATCGTTGCCGTCAACGATGCCGTTGGTCCGTGTGACCGCCGTGATTTCCATGGGCGTCCCGGCAATGCCCGCCAGCGAGGAGTAGAACTCATGCGAGGCGTTGTAGGTATAGAGCCCGGTGTCGACCAGCGCCGCAAACAGGCCAGTTGTGCCGGACCCGGTCAGCGCGCTGTCCGCGCTGCCACTCAGCAGCGCCTCTTTCCATTTGGGATAGATCGCGTTGGCCATGAACTATCTCCGGCGCGTTGAGAAGCTTCGTGGAAAAACCCACGCCTGCGCGTTGTTGACGTTGCGGTGCAGGCTCTCGGTCCCCGCAACCGATATCGTCTTGCGGAACGCGGCCATGTGCGCCTGCGCCAGCTGCAGGTTGCTGTAGGGCTTGGCGGGCTGCGCCATCATTCGCCCTATCAATCCGCTGAGAATGCCCGTGTGGTATTTCTCAAGCATCCACTGCGGGAATTCCGGATAGCCGTCGCGCTGCACCGGGTCGGTGATGCTCAGGGCTACCTCCGCTGTGTAAGTGTAATCAACGTCGGGTTCTTGACTAGGCGGCGAGTACATGAAAGTTATCTCGCCGGGTACCGACATGAGACAGCGTTGCGCGAAGCCATTGACATTCGACACACTGATCAACCGTACAATGGTCGAAACGCTTTCCGGTTCGATGTAGTAGACCGTGCCAAGGGGCTCGTGCGGATACGCCGTGAATGGAATGCCTTCGGTCCAGATGCTGGACTCCCGAAAGAACTGATCCATCACGTTGAAGAATTCCAGCAGGATCGCATCGTCGAGCGACCCCGGCAGGGATATTCTGGCATTCTTGATCAGGCGCTCTGTTGCATAGCTCATGCAAGAATACTCATGAGAGTGTCATCAGTTGCTGGGTGAACTTCCCAATGAAGGCTGCGGCTCTGGTGTCTTGAGTATCTTCTTCGTCGCGCAGCTGCGCAAAGCCTACCATGAAAAACAGAAACGCCACCCGGTACTGCGGGTCCATGTTGAATAGCGTGAGGTTGGCTACGTCACTGACAATGAATTGCGGGATGGTTGAAACTGACAAAAACAGATCCGGACGGTTGCGCCGGGCCGTCATGATGCCGAGGTTCAGGTTCGAAACGAGTTCGGCATCGCTATAGCGATACGGCGGCACGATATCCTGCAGGAGGACACGCGCCTCGTTGACGTAATTCGCCACAGTCTCAAGCGCCATCGTACCCTCCCCTAAGTATGCAAGTAGCCGGGGACACGCCCCCCGGCTACTCACATCGCTGTGGGCTATCAGCCGGGGAAGATGACCGCCTGTGCGATTGCCGTGTTGTCCACGACCTTGTGACCAAACACTTGCAGGCCGCGCATGATGGTACCGAAGGTCTGCTCGGAACGCATCGTCTCCATCTTCGTCATCTGAGATGCGAAGGTAAGACCATGTGCGTGACCGGCGTACATCAGGTACTCGCCCGCCGCCAGACCGTTGGCCGTACCGGACGGCAGCAGGTTCGACGTGTAGAGCGTGAAGCGGTCGACCATGCCAATGCGTCCGTTACGCAGCATCGAAGTGGAGTCGCCCGAGAGATAGGCTTCCCGCAGTTCCGACATCTTGATCAGCGTAGCAGCCCACGTCGGCAGCACGACCCAGCGCCCCGTCTCGGGGATGTTCTGCTCGTCCAGCGTCTGGCCGAGGCGCAGGATCGCATCCACGATCTCGACCTTGCCGGTGGTGGGGGAGCGAGCAACAACCGAGAGCGGGGTACCGGTCACACCAAGATTGATGATGTGGGAGATCTTGCCCGCAGCAGCACCACGGTTGTCAGGGGTAGCCGCCTGATCCTTCATGGCGAGAAGCACAGCCGTGTCGATGGTGATCTTCATCTGTTCGGCGGCATCGTCGGACCACATCGAAAGCAGGTTCAGATCGCTCTGCACGTCCATGACATCGTCAAGGATGGTGTTGAAGTACTTGCCCTTGTCAATCAGGAGATCGATCACGTTACCGGACGGGCGCTGCAACGTCAGCGTCTGGTCGGCAGCGTAGTCGCTGATCGAGATCGTCGGCTTGGTGCGGATCTTGACCTTGTCGCCTTGGTTCTTGATCTCGCCCGCGTAATCAGTGTTGGAGATCGCGGCCAGCACCGTCGAAGCATAGAACTTCTCGACAAGTTTGCCGGACCAGATTTCAGGGATGAAGCCGGTCGCTGCGAGGGTGTTGGGGATGCCGACAGTAAGCGGATAAGCGGAAGTACCAAGGGTACTTCCCTGTGGTGCGAGAGGATATGCCACGGTGTGTGACTCCTGAATTGAGAAGGGTTACCGGATACGCCCCTCCCGCTCCGCGTCGAAGATCATTGCTTCGAGTTGGGCTTTCTCTGCCTCGCGGCCCCGGTAATGACCGGATGCCGACTGGGCATAGAACTGCGAGATCTGGGCGCGCGTGATAATGGGCTTCTCAGCAGGGGCGGTAGACGCCGCTGAAGTCTTGGCTCTGCCCGGTGCAGCAAACTGTTCGAGAGAGACTTTGCCGTTGGTCTGCAGTCCATCGGCGCTGTGTAACCCGAACCCTTGCGGGACGCTGGCAGCCTCTTGATCAAGGAAGCCTTTGAAGAAGCTGATCACACGCGGAGAGTTGTTCTGCGCGTACGCCTGCCTCAACAAGTCATGTCTAATAGCACCGGAATACATATCCGGCAATGCCAGCCACGAATGAAACTCGGGTAACACATTGATATCGCGCCAGTGCGGGACGCGCGTATCCAGCGTCGCTTCCAGTTCGAAGCGCGCCCGCGTCGTGTTCTGCTCGGCGGTCGTAGCCAGCTGCTTCTCCAGATTGGTGAGCTTGGCCCGCAGCGCAGCCACCTCCGGGGAGAGTTCTTCCTTGGCGCGGCGCGCGACCACACCCAAGAACTCGTCGCCATATTCGGTGCGCTCTTCCGCCGTCAGCAAACTCTGCGGACGCAGTTCTGATGGCGTTTCCGCCGGGCGTTGCATTGTTGCCATCAGGTTTTGCATTGACGAGATCTGTTCGCTCATCGAACGGATATCGCCCTCGGCGCGCTTGTATCTGCCCTCCATCGCCTTGTAGCGCGTCTCCCAACTCTCTTCCGAAATCTGGGGGGCCTGCGGGGGAGGAGCCTGCGGAGCGGGGCCGCCCTGCGCGAACAGCGGCAGCTGCACCGGCTCCGGGGGCGGTGCCAACTGCGGGGGAGCCGCTTCCTGCTCCGGAGGCTGCGGGGGCGGTGCCTCGGCGGGCGGCTGGCCCTGCTGGGCGCGGAACGCGGCATCCGCCTGCTCGGCCTGCTTGCGCACCGCCGGGGGAATGAAGGTGTTGGGGTCGTCGACCAGTCGCGGTTTCGGTGCCATCGTCTTACTCCATGATTATCTCGGCTGCTTGTTTTCAGCAGCCTTGTGAATGCTCTCGGCGGTCTTGCGGCAGTCCTCCAAGAGTCGCCCTAGTCCCACCAGACTCTGGGCACGACCTTGAGCGACCTGAAGCATTTCAGGCGGGGACTGAATGCACTCGACGCATCTGTGGTCAACATATTCGGCCAGCGCCGCTATGAACTCGTCCCACTGCTGGGGTGCGGACGATGCAAGATGCGCAGCGGTCAGCACCATATTCTTGTCGTTCAATACTTCACCTGTACCATGTCCGTAATGTCGGGCGCATCAAGCGCACCACTGCCTGACGGCGTCACCTTCGCGTAGTTGTTGATCGACCGCTGTTCCGCCTCGCGTGCGAGTTGGTTCACGGCCTCACGGTTGGGGAGCATTACCTGCGCCCCTTTATTCTTGTGTTTGATGAAGCCTTTCATCAGGCCGGGAACGCGCTATGCACGCCGGACTGCGTGCCGGTGGTATTGACCGACGGCCCGCCCGGCGTCAGCGACACTTGGAACGTACCCGCCGCAAGACCAGTTGCACTGACATAGTATGTCGGTCCCACGGTAATGCCGGTCGGCAGGGCACCAGTCGACTGAAACCGGATCGCCTGACCGGCCAGCCAGCCATGGGCGGCCAGCGTGACAACAGCTGGCGACGCAATGGTGATGGTAACCGTCCGCAGGTTGAGCTTGATCTGCACCGCCTGCAGCGTCCGGGTGAAGTCCTTGCGGTCGATGGCGGTGTGAACGGGGATGCCCGCCGCCACCTCCAGCGCCTTGATGAACTTCTCGATGTCGTAGTCATCCACCCGCCGCTGGATCGGCGCGATGCCGGACCCGGTCTGCGCCAGCGGAATGGTTTTCTCGTAGTCGTTGTCGTCGACGCTTCGATAGAAAGTGACTGCGGCCATGTTGTTACCTCGTGATGTGCTTGACTGCCCACATGACAGCTTCTTCCATCTTGGTGACCGCGAGCGATAACTCGCGGGATTGTCCAGCCGTGTCGCAGTAGCGGATGAACTCAAGGCCCATGTCCTTGATCTCCTTCATCCGCGCTTTCTCCAAGTCCGTCAGGACACGGTACTCATGACGGACGACATTGTTGACGATGCGCTCGTCGCTGGTCGAGTCGACCATGTTATTTGCCCGTGACGCCCGGACGGCGCGGCCCGGCACTCTGCTTGCCGAACATGTGGCCACCGCCGCCCTTGGCCCATTTGCCGCCCGCCTTCGACTTGGTGGAAGTCTGGCCGGGAGTCTGGGTGCCGACGTGCTGCTTGCCGAACATCTTGGTGGTGCCACCCTTCACGAACGGGGTGCTGCTGCTCTTCATAACCTTGCCTTTAGCCATCTTACTCTCCTGTTGGGTTATCCCGGCCCGCCTTGGACCGTGTTGGTGCGTGGCCCCTGATCGTTGTTCATGGCCGGGCCTTGCTGGTTGCCTTGCGCTTGCGCCGCTTGCGCCTGCAGGGCGGCTTCCTGCTGCTTCTTCTTGAGATCGTCTTCCGACGGCACGACCTTCTCGCCGTCGACACCTATGTTGTCCGACACTTTGCGGAGGACAACTGCGCGGCCCTCTGCGCCCATGATCTCCATGTCGATGGGGTTGGCGGTGGCCTGCAGGAATTCGATCTGGCGGGAACGTTCAGTCTCGCGCTGGATGGCAACAGTTACACCCTTGACGCGGATCGCTTCCTGCCCGGTCAGCATGCCCGACTGGTCCGTCAGCATGATCATGTCAAACAGATTAGACAGGAGCCCCTGTAAAACATCACGGTCGATGTTGGCGGCAACCGTTTGAAGGATCTTCGAAGCATTGCCCATGAGCATCGCAAGACCACTGGCTGTCCGGCCCGCGCCGCCCGCCGTGCCTCCAGACAGGTATTTCGGTATCGCCGACAGTTCATCCGCAAGATCGGAGAACTTCTGGTATGTTTGAAGCAACTCACCTGCGTTGGAGTTGGGCTGGAAGAAGTCGATGGGTTTCTGGGACGAGTTACTGCCCATCGGATCGGAAGTGACGCGCCAGCGTTTCCACGGGTAGAGATCCTCGCCATCCTCGTCCGGGGAAAGACGATCTGTATTAACGACCACTTGAGGACCGGAAGAGATCGAGAGGTTGTTAACCAGCGCGCGTAACGTGGCATTAGCTACTTCACCTATATCGGAGAGGATATCTGGCAACCCATTTCCAACTGGAGTACCCGGCACCTTCTCGAACGACGTGATGAAGTAGGGGTGGCGCTTTCGAGGGCTGGGCGATAACTGTACTTTGATAACATGCCGCCCAATTACCCACGCCTGAATAAAGTAGTCCCGCAATTCGTCGGGAACTTGCTTCTTGCTCATCCCATATTCGTGCAACATCCGCCCTTGCACGTTCCCGTGATACTCTATGCATGAGATCAACCCCGAACGGTTCATGTTGGGATTTTCGCGCGACTCCTGCACCGCGCGCTCGGCGTCGGTAGTGTCCCAGTCCTCGTTCAGTCCACCACGTCCGTAGTCGTCAAGTACTTCGCGTATCGCCTTCACATCGTAACCCGGCAAGTCCAGCAAGTCGTTGAGATCAGCGCGGGAGACGCGCGAGCGTTCAATGACGGCAGCATCTTCAATGTCGGCACAACCCGGCGTCCACCAGATGTCGAAGGGGGACTTGCGCTCCCAAAAAAGACGCGGCTTCTGCGAGACCAGCGCGGAGCCGTCCCTCCATTCGACAGTGGGCACGATCTTGACGATTGGCCCCTTGATGCATGCGAAGGGGAACATCGGGATGTCGACCATGAACGCCGCCATCGCCTCGTAGAACTTCCCCTCGCTCAGAATTTCATCCATCTTCTCTTCGGCAACCTGCGCCTGTTTCGCCGCTTTTTTCTTGGCGGCTTGGCGCGCGGCTTCCATCAATCCGAAGGTGCGATCCCTGATCGACGTGGCGTCGACGGGCGCACCGGCTTGGGCTTGCGTTTGCGCCTCGATAGTTACCAGCTGGGTAATACTCTGGATGACTTCGGGCGGCACATCGGGATCGGCGGGCGGCTCCAGCCCCCACGGACGCTCGTTGCCGAGATAGACATCGCGCAAGAGCGAAGAAGCGCCACGGCACTTCATGGAGATGATGCGGGCAAAGACCTCACTGCCGCCGAACTGCTTGATCTCCGCGAGCTTGCTGGCGTCATACTCGCCCTTGAACACCCTCAGACAATGCAGCAGCCGTTCGCTCCAGCCGGAGCCACCTGAATTGCGATGCTGCTTGAATGCTTCGAACTCGGAACGGATATAACCAGCGAGTCCCGTTGCAACTTCCTGATCGATTGGTTTGGCGGCTCTGGCTTTTTCCTCGTCGGCGAGTTTAATGGCGGCGTTGTGCTGCGCGGGCGGAACGACCCGCATCACGCCTCGCCCCTGAAAAGGTCCAATAGCTCCAACTGCCATGCTAAACTCTTATCGCAGGGACGGGGACGATTACAGTTATATCTAGACCGTGGAACGCACCATGACGCAACTTCTTCTTGACCCCGCCAACGCCGATATCATGCTGGTGAAGCTGGCGCGAGAGATCGCGATGGACATCCAGCCACTGGAAATCATACTCAAACAGTATGCCATATCCGACGAAACATGGTCTGGACTACAGCGAAGCACGAAATTCCGTGCCCTCTTGGAGTCCGAGACCGAGGCGTGGAATACCGCGCTCAACACCCACGAGCGGGTAAAGCTCAAGTCGGCATCGATGCTGGAGGAGTGGCTCCCCGAGTTGAATGGCCGGATACACGACGTGACGGAAGCACTCCCCGCCAAGATCGAAGCGGGCAAGATGCTGGCAAAGATAGCTGGCTTGGGCGAGCGCAACGATGTCGTCGGCACAAGCGGCGAGCGTTTCGTGATTAATATTTCCATGGGACCGCAAGCTCCACCGCTGGAATTTTCCAAGGATGTTACTCCGCAGGTGACCATCGAACACGCGCCGCAGCGGAGTGAAGAGAAGTGAAAGCAATCAACTATGAAGCTCCTTTCACCTGTGGTCGTTTCATGCAATCAGCCAGCTTCGGACGGCTTATTGCCGGACCTGTCGGCTCGGGAAAGACCACTGCTTGCATCTTTGAATTACTCAGACGCAGCTGCGAACAAGCAGCTTCTCATGACGGCGTGCGCTACACGCGCTTTGCTATCGTGCGGCAGACACTCAAGCAACTCAAAGACACGGTGCTGAAGGACATACTTCAATGGCTGGAAGGACTGGTGAGCTACAAGGTCAGCGACAACACAATTTACATCACGATGGGAGATGTGAAGAGCGAGTGGGTGCTTATTCCCTTGGACTCCCCGGAGGATCAACGGCGATTGCTATCGATGCAGCTGACGGGTGTGTGGATGTCGGAAGCTATCGAGATGCATGTGGATCTAGTAGACAGTCTGGCCGGTCGGCTCGGGCGCTATCCTTCTGCACAGATGGGCGGCGCTACGTGGTTTGGGATGATCGCCGACACCAATATGCCGAGTGAAGGTACTGAGTGGCACAAGTTCATGCATGAGGATGTCCCGCTCGATTGGCAGATCTTCATCCAGCCCGGCGGACTGGAGCCAGACGCAGAGAATTTACCTTGGCTCACTCAAACTGCAGAGACGATGAAGCTCGCGGTAGATGACGAACGGCGCATCACGCAGGGGAGAAGTTACTATGAGCGACTCGCGCGGGGGCACAGCACCGACTGGGTACTTCGGTATGTTCACGCCAAATACGGCAACGACCCATCAGGCACAGCTGTGTTTCGGGAGTCCTTCAATCGGGCTTTTCACGTACAAGCTGACGTACTCCCCGTATCCGCACAGCCACTTATTGTTGGTCAGGACTTCGGACGTGATCCATGCTCCATCATCGGGCAACTCGACCACAAGGGGCGTTTACTCGTGCTACAGGAGGTGATCGCAGAAGACATCGGTCTGGAGATGCATGTCGAGCGGGCGCTACGTCCGGCACTGATGCAGGAGAGGTATCTTGGAAAACCAGTTGCCATGGTTGGAGATCCAAGTGGAATTTCCAAAAGCAGCATCTACGAAGAAACGACATTTGATGTACTCAAGCGACTTGGTATGCACGCCTTCCCGGCACCAACCAACGATATCGATCCGCGTTTACGGGCCGTGGAGGCGTTCCTGCTCGGGCAGCGAGACGGAGGACCGGCGTTCATTATTGATAGAGACCGTTGCCCTGTCTTGGTTAGAGCACTGGGAGGAGGTTACCGTTACGCCAGAACAAGAAGCGGAAATCGCAAGTTACTGCCTGACAAGAATGAATTCTCGCATGTGATGGACGCGCTGCAGTACTTATGTCTGGCGGCGCACGGTGGCATGGCTGCGACGTTCGCCATCAAGCTGACGCGCAGGCCGCGAGCAGTCCGCCAGAAGATGCGTGCAGGAGCGTGGACCTAGAAGTTCTCGCGCGCTTCCTTAAGGCTTTCCGAATTATATGTGGACGTGGTGTGGGCGGCACGGGGCGCAGGTGACTTTACTTCCTGCTGCTTCTTCGCTTCGTTCTGCATCCACGCGCTGAAGTCGGTTATCAGATAGAAGACTTTTTTGCCCAGCTTGATGCTCGGCGGGCCGCGCCGTTTGCAGCGCCATGTCGCCAGTGTCTGTGGCGACACCTGCAACACGCCAGATACTTCTTCCGACGACATCAAACCAAGCGATGAGCAGATGCTGGCACAGATCATCGCTGTGTTCGGGCCGGGTGCGACGTTCGGTTGTACGGTGGTGTCAGTCATGGCGTCCCTCCATTTTATAGTGGGTGATTGGATAGATATGACTGGATGTAGTTGATGAGTCCAGTTGTACTGACGGTCACGTTGTCGAGTAACCATTTAATGTGATTTTTTATTTTTGAAGGTTACATGAAAGTATCATGGGATTTTTGGGAAATCTATATTTTTAAGGTACCTAACAAAGCCGGGCCGCCACCGGCCACCCCCCTGTCCAGTCCACCCCCCCGCCCCCCCCCCTTGCCCAACCCCCCCCCCTCAAACCTTCCCCCCCTACCTGGGTCCAAACCCCCCTTAGAAAAACCG